TAAATGGAATGGGGGTAGCAATACCCCCAACTTAAATATGAAAAAATATACAATTTTAAAAGATACAGTTGCTGGTGGACAAAGAGTTCATGCTGGTGACGTAATTGAATTACCTGAACATGAAGGTCATGCTTTATGTGGATATGGTAAAGCTGAAATTCATGTAGCTAACCCTAAAGTTGAAAAACAAGATAGAAGCGTAGGTTTAGAAACTTCAAAAGTAAAAGCTCCTAAGACTAGAGCTAAAAAGTAAATCATGCCAATGGAATTTGATAGAGATTTCGATGGCTACTTGAGTGCAGAGCATGGCGGTGATGGTATTGCAGTTACCTATACACCTGCTGGTGGCTCTGCTTCATCTATCAATGTAATCCTAAATCAAGAATATATAGATATTGATAGCGGTGGATTACCAGTTCAAGGTTATCAGCCTGTTGCTATGGCTAAGACTGCTGACATACCTAATATTGCATTTGGCGATACTCTTGCTGCTCCAGCTATTACAACTTTAGATGGTACTGTAATTAAAGCAGCAACAAACTATAAAGTTATAAATTACGAGCATGATAATCTAGGAATGACCTCTTTATTGCTTGAGGTGCAATAATGGCAAATCATGTAAGACAACAAATCAGAGAATACTTTGGAACTACGTTAACAGGTTTAACAACTACAGGTTCTAATGTATATGAATCAAGAGTTTACACATTACAAGAAGATACTCTGCCCTCTTTAGTTATTTATACAAAATCAGAAACTTCTGAACCTATTGTTATAGGTACTGATAGAGTAATGAGCAGAGAATTATCAGTAGTAGTAGAAGGATATTGTAAAGCTACTAGCAACTTTGATGATACTATTGATACAATAAGCAAAGAAGTAGAAGAAGCTATTTCTGCTGATAGAACATTAGGTGGACTTGCAAAAGATACATACATTGAGTCAACAGAAATAGAATATACAGGTGATGGTGAGCAACCAGTAGGTTATGTTACCCTTACATTTTTAACTAACTACTATGTCCAGGAAACTAATCCTGATATAGCAGTATAATAGGAGATAATTATGAAAATGATTAGTCCAAATGGAAAAAGTTCTGTAATAGCTCATCCGTCAAAAGTTGAGACATTTAAGAAAATGGGCTGGAAAGAGGAAGCAGTCCATTCGCAAGATAAAATTAAATCTTCTTCTAAGAAAAAGTCGAAAGACGAGGTAAAAGAAAATGGCGATACATAAAGGAAGCGAAGGTACTGTTCATGTAGGAACAGATGCTGTTGCTGAAATTAGGTCTTATTCCGTTGAAGAAACTTCTGATACTGTTGAAACTACATCAATGGGCGATTCTGCTAGAACTCATTTAGCATCATTAACATCTTTTTCAGGAAGTCTTGATGTTTTTTGGGATGAAGAAGATACTGCTCAAAATGCTTTAACTGTAGGTACAACTGTAACATTAAAGTTTTATCCTGAAGGTACAGCAGCACTTTCAAAATATTATGAAGGTTCAGCTATTGTTACTGGTGTTTCAAGAAGTGCATCATTTGATGGAATGGTTGAAGCTAGTATTTCAGTTCAAGGAACTGGTGCTTTATCACTAGAAACAGCATAAGACTATGTCAGCAATAGATAACGCAAAAAAACATTTTGCAGAGCAAGATGTAAAAGTAATTGAAGTGCCTGAATGGGGTGATGAGAATAAACCTCTTAAAATATATAGTAAGCCATTAACGTTAGCTGAAACTTCTAAACTCTATAAAATGAGTAAAGAAGATGATTTAACAATGATGGCTTATGTTCTTATTTATAAAGCACTAGATGAAAATGGAGATAAACTCTTTGATTTGGCAGATAAAAATGCTTTATTAAACAGTGTTGATAGAGAGATATTAGTTAGCATAGCGACTCAGATTATGGGTCAAGAGTCTATTGAGGACACGAAAAAAAACTAATAGAGGATACTAATTTATATGTGCAATATGCACTAGCTGAAAAACTTAATAAAACTTTGCAAGAGATTCAACAAATTAGTGTCCAAGAATATCAAGGATGGATAGCTTACTTAGAGTTAGCTGAAGAGAAACGAAAAAATGGCAAGTAAAGACGTAAAATTTACATTAACAGCAGTAGATAAGACAAAGGCAGCTTTTGATAAAGTTACTAGAGGATTAAAAACTGTTGGTGGTGCAGCAGCTAGTGTAACAAAAGGTGTTGCTGGTGTTGGTGCTGCTGTAACTGGTGCTGCATTAGCCTTTGGTGTTTTTACAAAAAAATCTTTTGAATACATTGATACTCTTGATAAAACATCAAAAAGAACAGGTATAGCTACTGACACTTTACAGGCATTTCAATTAGCTGCATTAGAAAGTGGTTCTTCTGTTGAGCAGGCACAAAAAGGTTTAGAAAAATTTGCTAGAAGTGTTGGTGATGCCCAAAGAGGATTAAAAACACAAGCTGATATTTTTAAAGACTTAGGTGTAGAAATAGCTAATTCTGATGGCACTACAAGAGATTTTAATGACATTCTTTTAGATACTGCTGAAGGTATAAAAGGTTTTGGTACTGAAGCAGATAGAGCAAGTGCTTTAGCTAATTTATTTGGCAGAGCTGGTGTTGCTATGTCTGAAATATTCAAAGATGGTGCTGATGGAATTAATGAATTTACTAAAAGAGCACAAGATTTAGGAATTATATTACCAGATAGTGTTATATCAAACGTTGCTAAGTTTAATGACCAATTTGCAGTATTTGGGTTACAAGTTAAAGCTATTGGTAACAATATTACTGGTGCTTTAGCTCCTGCATTATCAATAGTGGTAACAAGATTATCTGAATTATTGACAGGTGCTAAAGGAACAGCAGATGGTTTTGATGCTTTGGGTAAAAGTATTGCAATAAATATATTAGAAGGTCTAAAAACAGCAGGAATAGCTATACAGGCATTTTTGCAAGATACTGAAAGATTATTTTTAACATTTGCAGCATCAGGTGCTGGTGAATTTTTTGGATTTCAATTAACTGAATCACAAAAATTAAAAGTTGAGTTAATTAATTTAGAAAAACAACAAGAAGCATTAACTAAAAAAATGGAAAAACCTATTGAATCAGTAATTCCATTAATTGTTAATGATATGGCTTTACTGCAATATGAATTTGATGGTGTATCTAGCAGAATTGCTAGAATTAGAAAAGAATTGGGTGAAGATTTACCAAGTGAAGAAAATAGCCTAATAACATTTATGGATGAATTGATACAGGCTGTTAAAGATGGTGGTAGTGGTTTTGAGGAATTGTTTAAATTAGTTGGTGGTGGATTTACAAATTTACAAGACCCTTTAGATGTTTTTAGAAGTCAGTTAAATGATGTAGAAAAAACCATCAAACAAACAGCAGTAGGTGCTATGAAAAAATTTGAAGATTCTATTATTGAAGGATTAAAAACTGGTAAATTATCATTTAAAAACTTTGCTGATTATGTAATAGAGCAATTATTAAGAATTGCTATACAGCAAGCGATATTAAAACCTATTACTGGCAAATTTGAAAATTTCTTTGAAAATCTTTTTCCTTCAAAAGAAAATAAAGCATTAGGCGGTTTTGTTGGAGCAGGTAAACCATATATGGTTGGTGAATCAGGTAGAGAGTTATTTATTCCAAATCAATCAGGTCAAATAGTAAGTAATCAAGATTTAAAACAAATGGGAGGTCAAGCTGCACCTACAGTCAACTTTAATATATCAACAGTAGATGCTGCTGGATTTGACCAGTTACTAGCATCAAGAAAAGGTTTAATAACATCAATCATAAACAATGCCATGAATAATCAAGGCAAAATGGGGATAGTATAATGTCAGGACAATTTCCAACATCTCCCAATTTTAGAAGTTTAAATTTTAAAGATAATAGACCCACCTTAGTTAATCAGACTTTATCAGGTAGAAAACAAGTCAGACAAATAGGTGCTCAATATTTTTCTTTTACAGTGCAAATGCCACCCTTACAACAAGAAAAGGCTCAAGAAGTATTTGCATTTTTACAAAAACAAAAAGGTTCTTTTGAGGACTTTACTATAGTTGCACCACTAGATAATTTAGGTGCAGGCAGGTTAGAAACAGATATTCAGGTGGTTGGAGCACATACATCAGGAGATGCTTCTATAGCCTTAGATGGCTTTACAGCCAGTCAGACAGGTGC